TTAATTGAGATCACTTCGTTTTTACTTCCTTTTTCCCGATTATAAATTTAGTTTCGGTAACCTCAGTAGAATATGATTGAAACTACGTTTACAATATTGGATTTATAATCCAATCATATTCTGTTTATGATATTAACCAATTATACTTTTAATTAACTTCAAACTATCACTACATACCTCTCCAATATTCTTCTGTTCGATACCTGTAATACTTCGCCCTATATTTTCAGGCATCATACAGAGGTTTTTATCATACAGTTCTTTTCCTGGATAGGCTATTATAGTTCCTCTTGTACTAATAACATAATCTTCACTTGTATGGTAAAAGATTTCATTATTGAAACCTCTTTCTCTACAATACTTAACTAATTTTGCGAATGTTTCACCATCTTTTGCATGAATTAAATTACTTCGCTCTGATAAAAACCCTTTTATATCAAATACTTCATATTCAGGAACATCATGTCCTAAATACCATTTATTATCTCTAAACCATATATCACATTCAACTGCATAACCTTCAGTATTACGTATATTAATTGTGGCAGGATCATTTTCATTGAGATTATCTAAACCGTTATTACCTCTATGTAGAAGTATTTTTGGGACCCTTACAGAATATATATCTTCTCTTTTGCTATCTAACATCTTCCAACTTGCTTTTCCAATCTTCCATTCAGAAATTCTTATTTCACCAAATATACATTCGTCCCATTTATGAATTGTCTGATTTAATTTATCAATTACTTCCTGTGATGGAGGCTGCTTCCATCTCAAGAAAGTAGAATGAAGTATATTATTCCTATAAGGAATATCGCATGGCAAACCCTTCTCTTTTAGAGAGTATTCTATTTCATCTCTTATACTCATTATATACTCATAATCTTTTGAAGTATTTGAATATCCGCAAAGTGCTAACCCTGTTTTTGTCCATACTAAACCACGATAAGTAACTTGTAAATATTTCCCCTTTTCTTTTATAATTCTATAACATTCATCCAGAGATTTTTTTATTTCATCCTGGCTATATTTTCTTGAATTTGTAAATGATATAAACTGAAGTAATGTTTGATGAAGTATACCTTCATTAAACTTAGGATGAACTGAATAGAAGCACCCTACATTATCTTGAATAATTTCACGAATATATTTATTCAACCTTAACCAACTTGGCTGAAGATGCCAACTACCTAATCCATATATTGCGTAACAATATTCATTACTATTATCTAATTTTATATCATATTTTATATTATTAGCACTATTTGGACTATTTCTACTATTCATTTCTTCATATATCTCTTCAAGTCTCTGTATATTCATTTAGTAAATTATAGTTATATCATATTTAAATACGATTATATTAATATATAAAGTTTAATGTTGCGTAATAATTGTATTTTTTGCGAGTCTAATAATTTAAAATATATTTATACACAATCAAATACTCCAATTGCATTTTATGGAGTAGATATATCAGGTGACTATATATTTCAAGATAATATTTGGCTTGGCTGTAGGAATTGTGGAATAATTCAATTACAGAACCTTATTGATCCTGATATACTATATAGTATATCTCATAATAATACGTATAATATACCTACATGGAATTCTCATCACTTACTCTTTGAAGAGTTTATCAATAAAAATCGCAAATATAATAATCTCCTAGAAATTGGTGGAGGTAATGGATATCTAGCATCAAAATTATATAATAGTTCATTAGAATATTCTGTTCTAGATCTTTTTGAACCTACCAATAAAATAGAAGGTATACAATATAAAGTAGAAAATTGCGAGACGTTTAATTATAATAACTATACATCTGTTATTTTATCACATGTATTTGAGCATCTTTATAAGCCTCTAGATTTTATTAAAAGAGTTTCATTGTCCCAAGTAAAAGAACTATTTATATCAGTTCCAAATTTTAAATATGCGCTTGATTCTAATTCCATTTCATTTATTAATACTGAACATACATTTTATTTCGAAGAATCAGATCTTGTAAATATATTTAATAAATATAAATATAGGCTACAAGATAAATTATATTTTAACAGTCATTCAATATTCTTTTTTTTTGTATTTGATGAAGCTCTTGTAAATATAGAGACAAATGCCTTAATAAATAATCATTCTGAACAATTTATACAATATTTCATAAATCGCGAAAATAAACTATCAATTATAAAGACAAATAATCCTACTTTCATAATTCCATCTGGTCATTTTGGATCTGTTATTTATAGTTATATTAAAGATAAAACGAATATTATTGGATTTCTAGATAATGATACCTCAAAACAAGGCAAATACTTATATGGAACAGAGATACTAACATACCCAATAAGTCATATTATTAATTATGAATCTATTAATATTATATTACATGCTGGACCTTACAGTAATGAACTACAAATACAATTAATGAATTATAATATAAATATTAATTTAATTACTTTCTAAATGTAAATAATTTTTCTTAAAATATTCTAAATCTTCAGGAACACCAAGCCCCCACATCTTTTTACAATCTGAAAGGCGAATCTTACCACCATCTCGCATTAAATAATTATATACAGGGCATACATAGAACTCGTTCTTAACACGTTCATTCTTCTCAATCATTTCATCTGCGTACTGTACAAACTTTGAGCCATCCTGCCAATAATATATCCCTGTTGTCGCATTTGGGCCAATATACTCCTTCTCAGCAACCTTTATTACAAGTCCATTATTGTCTACTTGAGCAAAACTCCATTTCGTATCACTTGAATCAGGATTATAGAATGTTGATATACATCCATCATAACCAGGATTTACACATGTTTCTAAAAACTCATCAAAATCCCACTGTAGATACTGATCGGAGTTTGCAATTAATAGAGGATTATTATCCTTTAGAAGTTCTTCCCTTACAGTGAGTACTGTACATGCTGCACCATCTGTAAGGGCTGGGATAGGATGTAGCACAACTCCAGATAAATCTTTGAGTTCATCCATCGCCTGCATTCTCACAATTAAATGGTACTCAACTCTCTTCTGTACTTCGGGATTTTTACTTCTAAGATTATCAAGAACCCACATAATCATTGGTTTATCCTGAATAGGAATGAAGGGTTTTGAGATTTTGTAACCAGCTTGTTTGAATCGCGACCCTTCACCTGCCATTGGAATTACAACACGAAGTTTCCAAGCAGGATTATCATTCCAAGGAGTATAACGCATCTTATATTCTATTGATTTAGCAATGAAAGGGATGTTTAGGTCTTTTGAATCGTGAATCCTAATTACATTTGCCCCAGATGCTTTTGCAGCTGCTAAACCAATTTCACTATCTTCAAAAATATATGTATTTTCTGGCATTGATTGAAGTATATTTATTGCTTTTAAATAAATCTCTGGGTCTGGTTTAGGATTATCAACATCCTCATTACTTAATATAAGGTCAAAGTATTTAGCAATATTTAATTTATTTAGTATTAGATCTACTGTTTTTCTAATACTATTTGATGCACATGCGAGGATATAGCCTTCTTTTTGAAGTTGTTCAAATACTTCTGATATAGTATTACTATATTCAAATAATTCTAGAGAGGCTATTGTTTGTGCCTGTTTATTATTAAATATTTTTGTCTTATCTACTAAAATATTAAAATAAGTCTGTAAATAATCTATTTTTGCATATGTATTTCTCCCATCTAGATATTTGTGGTGAAAAATCTCGTCTATTTGATTTGAAGGATTTGAAATATTCCAAGATGATATAAATGCTTTCGCATGAATATACTTACAGTCTATTAGGACTCCATCCATATCAAATATTAATAATGTGTTCATTATGTATATATTATATATAATATATATATATATATATATACATCTTTAATCTATATAATATTATTGTAAAAATCAAACATTCTGCAGCTGATGATGTATTAAATTATTGATAATGTACATTAATTTATTAGTATTAACTATCATATCATCATATTCGTTTACCTTTTTAGCATCTATAAATTCTATATATTGATTTCCAACAAATTTAGTACTATTTTGAGTAAAATCTAACTGATAACGAACTTCTGGAATTATTTCAATAATATAAGAATTGATATTACAAAATATTGTAAATGCAAAAAGAGCTGTTCCTGTACATGCTAAAATTATTTCTGCTGTCTGAAAAAATAGAAGTTTTTCAGAAAATGTTAAATCTTCTAAATATATAGTTTCAAAATTAAATATATTTAATCCATTTAACATAGCATCTTCATTTATTATTTTATGAAAACATCTATTATTTTCTGTTGCTACTTTGTCTGACCTATTTCTTGATATATATATATATTTTCCTTTAATTAATTTATTATTATCTTTAACAAATAACTGTTTTAAAAACATATACCCTTGTTTTATTTCTAAATCTAGTGGACAACCAAAATTATAAATAATATTATAATCACTTATATTATAATCTTTAAGAGAATATATAACCTCATATTTATCCTTAATTAAATCTAGTATATCAAAACATACTTTTACATTGATTATATTATTAATATAATTAGTTTGATGATTTGAATAATTATGTAATTCTTTACTTAATGAATTTATAATACCCCAATCTTTTTCATGAATATTTTCCAATAAATATGGCATATATATTTTAATTCTAGGAGTATTCTCATTAATTGAATGTAACCCCCCTATCATAAATCCTACAAAATGAAATAGACGTTGCCATCCTCTATTTTCAATATAATATATATTATTCATTATATTAGTATTTAAACCTATTTCCTTTATATATTTACATACACAATGCCCATTATAAAGACAGGTAAATATACATATGGCACTGAACATATTACAGAAATTAATTTTGGAGAACCATATAATATTGAAATAGGATCATTTTGTTCAATTGCTCAAAATGTAACTATATTTACAGGTGGAAATCATCGTACTGATTGGATTACTACATTTCCATTTGGTCATAAAAATCAAGATATATTTAATAATTTTGATGGTAAAGGCCACCCACACTCTAAAGGTAATGTTATTATAGGTAATGATGTATGGATAGGGAGAGGTACACATATAATGAGCGGTGTAACAATTGGTGATGGAGCAGTTATTGCTGCAAATAGCCACGTAGTTAATAATATCCCGCCATATACTATATATGGTGGTAATCCAGCTAGATTCATAAAATATAGATTTAATAAAGAACATATAGAGCATCTTCTAAAATTAAAATGGTGGGATATGTCAGATACAGAAATAAATAATATATTGCCAATATTATGCTCATCAAGTATTAATAACTTAATATTTAAAGATTAATTATATATATATATATATATATAATTAAAGATGAATAATGATGAAATAATAAAATTTGTACGTTTATATTCCCTACTTTCAGAAGAAAGATTGATAAATAATATTGAGTCAGTACAATATATTCTTGATAATAATATAGAAGGAGATGTAGTTGAAATCGGAGTATATAAAGGAGGAAGTGTTATGTCTATGATTTTATCATTACAACGAAACAATGAAGTTAGAAATGTTCATTTATATGATACATTTGAAGGTATGACTGAAGCAACCGATATTGACACAACTCTTAATGGATGGCATTATAATGATGCAGTAAAATCATTACCATTCTGGAAATGTGAAAGTCCTTTAGAGGAAGTTACAGCAAATATAAATTTAACAAATTATGATAAAACACTTATACATTATCATGTAGGCGATATTGTTCATACAACATATTTCCCAAACAAAATATCTTTGCTTAGACTTGATACTGATTTTTACGAATCAACAAAATATGAACTTGAACATTTTTATCCACTTGTTGTATCTGGTGGTATTATTATTATTGATGATTATGGCCATTGGAATGGTTCAAGAAAAGCAACTGATGATTTTTTAAAGGATAAGCCAAGTATTATAATACATAAAATTGATAACGAAGGAATATATTTTTATAAGCCTTAATCAAAATATTTATTAATATATTCAAGCATACGATCTTTCTTTGATATTGCATCTCCAGGTGCTCCACAAAAGTGTAATATTTTTCCTTTATGCGCTGTAAAATATGGAGCCATTGTATAATTATGATTAGTAATAAGTGTTCTATCTGTTAAATTTCTTATATTAAAATACGTATTCATAAAAGATTGTTCATAAAAATATATTCCTTTATATGTTGATATATATTGTAGTATATTTTCAAAATGCTCTGCCATTATAGGAGAGTTTTTAAATCCAAAACACCCAGCATTAAATGCATAAATTTTTGAACTATATAAAAATACTAATTCTTCTTCTGTATAATTACATAAAGAATGTAAATAATTAGAATGAGCTTGTAAATCTTCTGTTTCTGTATAAACATACAACATATTGTTATCATTTATTCCTTCAAATAACTTATCAATATTTGTATGAAATAATATATCAGAATCAAAATATATAATTTTATCATACTTTTGTATATCATCATATCTAAATATTGATAGTTTTTTAATAGATGCTTCTTCTGATGTATTAGAAATATCATTTTCTAATATTTTAAGATTTTTATATTCGTGTTCATATATTTTACATTCGTTAATCATATTTTTATCACATATAATAATAATATCAGTGTTATCATTATTATTATATTTTGAATATGTTAGTAACGATAATTCTAGTAGTTCAATATATGAACTTTTATAGCCAATTGTATAATATATAAGATTTTTCATATAATTATAATACTATATATACTGTTTAAATACATAACTCAAATTCATAAGTATCTGTAAAATTTTTTATAAATTTATCTCTATTAAAATCATTAGAAGCCCATTTGAAAAAATGAAATAGTAAATAATTATTATCATCTAAAACCTCTGCATTTTGTTTTGTAAAATAATCGCATCCATGAATAGATAGTATTATATTAATATCATTTGTCTTACAAATAAATTTACTTCTATAATGATATGGTAAAATAATATTTTGTCTTAAAAATTTATTTGGAAAATTTGTAGGTATTTTATCATCTATAGTATTACACCAATTATTATGAAATACTATTAAACTGTATTTTTTAAAAGATATATCAGATAATATATCAATTATTCTGTTATTAGTATTATTAATATATATATACTCGTCAAGATCATTAAATAACATATACTCTGACAATACAACTCCATATTTCAAAAACGCGTGATTAATTTGTGCAGGTTGAGCACTATGCGTTGGAAATGATGGATAAAAATAATCATAATTCCATTCAATAAATGTTATTGAATCTTTATTATTAATATTATTCATATCTATTTTATTTATATCATCATTATAGTACATATAAAAATGTTCAATTCCATGTTTTGTTTTATAATAATTAGTAAACATATTTAATAAAAAATAATCATCTTTGAATAATGTTGTTTGAATAATTGTATACCTCTTAATATCAAAAATTACATGTT